ATGGCCCGCAAACGCTGGGACAGGTTCACCATCAAGGCCGAGGTGCACCGGCGCAAGAGCACGCTGACGAAGATCGCGACCGATGCAAAGCTCGATCCTTCCGCGTGTCGCTCGGCCCTCATCCGCCGGCATTTCGCCGGTGAGAAGGCACTCGCCGCCTTTCTCGGCCTCGAACCGGCGGACCTTTGGCCCGATCGCTACGAGACACCATCATCCGGCACGCAGGATAGCGCGTGCCGCACAGGCGCCACCAGCCAAAACGTGCATGGGCGTCCTGACATGGGAGCGGCAGCATGACGCGTTCCCCGTCTGAAAATCGCCAGCGGCCAGACAGGCATTTTCTGCCTACAACGCGCGCCTTCGCCCGCGACGCCTTCGAGTTGGTGTGCCTCGCGCTGTTCGTTGGCGCCGTGTGGGTTTGGGCCAATGAGGCCGAGCGGCTCGTACGCCTTGTGCGGGGCTTCCAATGAGCGACCTGCAACACGCTGCTGTGCCTCGCGGCTGGCATACTGCAGCCGGTGCTCGCCGACGCCGCCTCGCGGCCTTCGCACGCTTTTGCCGCGAACAGGCCGGCAGCTTCGAGCTGACGAGCGTTGCCCGCACGTCGCTGGTGGACTTCGCCGACGAAGGAGCCGGTGGGGGCACCCGCCAGATCCTGCGAGACTTAGCCGACGCCCTGCCGCCCGATCAGGTCGACGAAGTCATTTTCCTACTCGCCTTTGTGCACGGCGATCGCCTCGCGGAGATGCTCGATGGCGGCCGCTAAGGATTTCCCGGCAGGGTCAAGTTGGACGCCGTCGACCACTACCGGCTCGCTGCGCTCCGCAGCGGCCGCCAATTCCGCCATCAGAGCGTCTAGCGAAACGTCGCCGTCACGCTCGACGAGGGTGACCACCGCATCCGCGATGCGGTGGCGCCAGAAGGCGTATTGCACGCCCTTTTCCAGCGCCGCGACCCGGCGCTCCAACAGACGTTTTGTTCGTTCTTCAGCATTCGACATTCGGTCTTTCCCCGACTCGTTTGGTGACGCGTCGAGTGTAGGGGGAGCGCGCGACCTGCGTCAGTGGTCGGTGGCGGGGCTAACCCGTGCCCTCTATGGGCGTTTCCTCCCTAGCCTTGGCCGGGCGGGTTCCGCCCGCCCGGCCCCTTTTGGGCGAGGGTGACCATGGCCCGGCAGCGCGACACCAACACCCTCGACCTCTTCCGCGATTTCCAGCCGGCGCCCGTCGTGGCCCGGTTCGGCGAGGAGGTCGTGCGGGCCGGCACGCTTGCCGCCCGCCTGTCGCGCGCCGTGTCGCAGTGCCTGCGCGACTGCGGCCTCTCCCGAGAGGTCGTTGCGCGGCGCATGTCGGAATTTCTCGGTGAGGATGTCCCGGTGTCGATGCTGGAAGCCTATGCCAGCCAAGCCAAGGCCGGCACGCATCAGATCTCGGCCACGCGCCTCATTGCTCTTGTGTCCGTCACCGGCGACGAGCGGCCTCTTAATGCCCTGCTCGATGCAGCTGCTCTCATTGCTGTGCCCAGCCGCTACGAGGCTCTGCTCAAACGGGAGCGCGCCAAGGAGCTGAAGGACGAACTCGAGCGCCAAATCGCTGCCGCCGATGCGGAGTGGAGGGCCCGCCGGTGAACGCTCCTATCTCCCCGGTGAAACAATGGCTGACGGCGAGCGAACTTGCCGAGGCGCAGCTCCCGTCGCTGCCCGAAACCGAACGTGGCGTCCGTAAAATGGCTGCCCGCGAAGGCTGGCCCTCCCGCGACCGCATCGGCCGCGGCGGCGGGCGTGAGTACCCGCTCGAAGCGCTGCCGGCCGAGGCCCGCGCCGCCTATCTCGGCCGCCACCTTCAGGCCGTTGAGGTGCCTGTTGTCCTGCAGGCCTCGCAGTCACCGGCAGAGCCCGAGACTTCGGACCTGTGCGGCCGGGCAGCGGAAGCACGGGACGCGCGCCTAGCGCTTCTGCAGATCCTCGACCGCTACATTGCCGAGTCGGGCGTCACCAAGCGCCTCGCGGATCAGCACTTCTGCGACCTCTACAATTCCGAACGCATCGAAGTCGCGGACTGGATCCGGCGCCATGTCCGCTCGATCACGCCCTCGACGCTGTTTCGGTGGCGGGCAGCCCGCCGCGACGGGCGCACCAAGCGCCTCGGCGTGGACAAGGCGGCAGCGCGGAAGGGCTGCGGCGTTCTCGATCAGGCCAACGGCGGCGAGGTGAAGACCTTCCTGCTGGCGCTCCTGGTCAAGCAGCCGCACCTCACCGCGAAGCACCTCCGGCGCGCGCTTGAAGCGCAGTTTGAAGGCGGGCTCGACCTCGTTTCACGGTACGGCGAGATCCGCCGCGTTCCCGTGCCGCCGCTGCGCACCATCCAGTGGGCAATCGGCCGATGGAAGGAAGAGCTGAAGGTCGAGCTGACAGCCCTCACCAACCCGGACGCCTTCAAGTCGAAATACCGCGCTTCGGGCCGCAACTCCTACCGGCACGTCACGCGCCTCAACCAGCTCTGGATGATCGACGCCTCGCCGGCCGACGTGCTGTGCTCGGACGGGCGGCACTCGATCTATGCCGCGATCGACGTCTATTCGCGTCGCCTGCTGATCTCGGTCAGCCGGACGCCGCGCGCCGCCGCCGTCTGTGCCCTGATGCGGCGCACCATCCTCGCCTGGGGCGCGCCGGATCGGGTGAAGACCGACAACGGCAGCGATTTCACGGCCCGGCAGACGACGATGCTGATGGCGAACCTCGGCATCGACGTGTCCTATTCCCAGCCGTTCACGCCCGAGGAAAAGGCCTTCGTCGAGCGCGCCATCGGCACCCTGCAGCGCGGCCTCATGCCGCTGCTGGAAGGCTTCATCGGCCATGACGTGGCCGACCGGAAGCAGATCGAGCAGCGCAAGGCCTTCGCGGCCCGTCTGGGCGAGGATCCGGCCGAGACGTTCTGCGTAGCGCTGACCGGCGCCGACCTGCAGCGCGAATGCGACCGCTGGGTCGAGGCCATGTACATGCACGAGCCGCACGCCGGCCTCGGCAAGCGCACGCCCTTCGAGCTGGTCAGCGCGTCGCGCGAGGCCATCCGCACCGTCGACGAGCGCGCCCTCGACATCCTGCTCATGCCGATCGCCGGCCGCGACGGCATCCGCACCGTCAGCAAGTCGGGCATCCGCATCGATCACCACTGGTATCTCGTGCCGCATCTCATGCCTGAGACCCGCGTGCTCGTGCGCATGGATCCCGCCGACCTCGGCCGCGCGTATCTGTTCACGCCCGAGGGCGACGAATTCCTCGGCGAGGCGACCTGTCCCGTCCTCGCCGGCATCGATCCGGCGGCCGCGGTGCGTGCGGTCAAGGCCGAGCAGAAGCGCATCATCGACGAGCGCATGGCGCCCGTGAAGGCCGAGGTGAAGAAGCTCGCCAAGGGGCCGCGCCTTGCCGATCTCGTCATGCGGCAGGCCGCCCGCGACGCCGGCAAGCTGGTCGAGCTGCCGAAGCCGCGCGTCGAGCACACCACGCCGCAGATCGAGGCGGCGATCGAGGCGATGACGCCGCGTCACGCGCGCCCGGTCGAGCTGCGGCCGGACGATGCCGCCATCCACGCCGAGCTGGTCGCCGCGGCCGAGGCCGATGCTCCGGTGCCGGCCCCTGAGAGCACCGTGAAAGCCTTCCCGGAGCAGCCGAAGCACCGCTTCCGCCGCGCGGTGGAACTGGAGCGCCGGATTGCCGCCGGCCAGGGCGTCTCGACCGACGAGGCGCTGTGGCTCGGCCGCTACCAGACGAGTGCCGAGTACCTCGCCCACCAGGATCTCCACCGGGACTTCGGGGACGAGTGGTTGTTTGCGTGAGCCCAAGAAGAAGGCCCGGCGCGAAGGCCGGGCCGAAAGTCGAACCGAGGAAAGCATGACAGTCGACGCACAAACGGTCAAGAAGCCGGCTCCCCTCAAGAACGTCGCCGCGTTCAACGGCCTGATCAAGCGCGTGATCAACCGCGCGCCGGACCTGCCGGGCATGGCCTGTTTCTTCGGGCGCTCCGGCCTCGGCAAGACGAAGGCCGCCACCTACGGGGCCAACGTCACCCGCGCCACCTATGTCGAGGTGGGGCAGTTCACGACCGCCAAGAGCCTCCTGCGCTCCATCCTGGTCGAGCTGGGGCAGCGCCCGCGCGGCGCCATCGCCGACATGGTCGAGCAGGCCATCATGGTGCTCGCGGCCGATCCGATGCGCCCGCTCATCGTCGACGAGGCGCACTTCATCGCGCAGAAGCGCTTCGTCGACCTGCTGCGCGAGCTGCACGACAAGAGCCTCGCCCCGGTCATCCTGATCGGCGAGGAGACGCTGCCGGGCCAGCTGGAGGCCTTCGAGCGTGTCCACAACCGCATGCTCGAGTTCGTCCAGGCCGTGCCCTGCGACGTCGAGGACGCCCGCCTGCTCGCCCGCAGCTACTGCCCCGAGCTGGACATCGACGACGCCCGCCTCGCGCAGATCGTCGATGCCGAGCGCGGCAACACGCGGCGCATTGTCGTGCGCTTCGCCCGCGAGCTGGAGGAGAGCCGCCGCCTGGGGAGGGCCGCATAATGCGCCGTCCTCTCGTCGAACACGTCGCCATGCACCTTCGCGTGCCGCGCGGCCATGCGGGCTTCTGGCAGCTCATCCAGCGCGCCGCCGAGCAAGGCACCTTCACCCTGGCCGACATCGTCGGCGAGACGAATGTCCACGAGGCGACCGTCGCCGACTATGTGAAGCGCCTCGTCAAGGCCGGCTATCTCGCGGTCGACCATGTTGAGGCGGTGCGCGGCATCCGCCACGGCCGCTATCACTACCGGCTCGCTCGCACCTCGCGCGATGCGCCCCGGCTCGCCCGCGACGGCAGCGCCTTTCCCGAGACGGCCACCGAAACGCTCTGGCGCACCATGAAGATGCTCAAGCGCTTCACTGTGTCGGCGTTGCAGGAAGCCGCCAGCACCGAGCTGCGGGCCATCCCGCGGCCGACCGTTCAGCGGTACGTCCGCCACCTTGCCGAGGTGGGCGTGCTCGCGCGCCTCAAGGCGGGCGGCGGCCGCGGGCATGAGGCCGAGTTCCACTTCGTGCGCAATCTCGGCGCCGAGCCGCCGCGCATCCTGCGCACGCACCTCGTCTTCGACCCGAACAGCAACACCGTGCTCGGGCAGCCCGAGGCGAAGGAGGTGACGCCGTGAATCGCGGGCCTCTGCCCGGCATGGCCGCCGGCATCGACTACGTCGCCAAGGCGCGCGCCACCTGGGGCGAAAAACTGCCGGACTGGGTGCTCGTGCTCGCCCAGGAGATGACGCGCACCTCCGGCGCCGTGACGGCCAAGCGCATCAACTACAGCCCGGCCGTCCTCAGCAACATCATCTCCGGCACCTATCGCGGCAACGTCGCCCGTGTCGAGGAGGTGGTCCGCGGTGCGCTCATGGGCGCGACCGTCGTGTGCCCCGTGCTCGGCGATATCGGCCGCGACCGCTGTCTCGACGAGCAGAAGCAGCCCTTCCGGGCGACCTCGTCATTGCGCGCCCGCCTCTTTCACGCCTGCCGGAAATGCCCTCACGCGTCGGCCGACAACGGCCGCGCCCTTCCCAGCGGAGATCGTCATGTCTGAGCCTGCCGTCCTTGAGCCGGGCACCGTCGAGGTGCACGGCAAGATCTACATGCCCGATGCCAAGGGCAATCTCGTGCCGGTCGACACCATCAAGCCGGCCGACCAGCTGGAAGACGAGACCGTCCGCAAGGTGATGGGCTATGCCAAGGCCCTGTCGGCGCAGATCAGCCGCTTCAAGCAGCACACGTTTAACGATCTCGGCGCCTACGAAGCCATCCTGGCGCAGGAATACGGCACCAGCAAAGGGGGCGCGAAGGGCAACAAGACCTTCACCACCTTCGACGGCCTGATGAAGGTACAGGTGCAGGTTCAGGACAACATCGACTTCGGGCCGCAGCTCCAGCACGCCAAGGAGCTGATCGACGAGTGCCTGATGGAATGGTCGGCCGACAGCCGCCCGGAGATCCGCGCCATCGTCACCCGCGCCTTCAACACGGACAAGGCTGGCCAAATCAACCGCGCCGAGATCTTCATGCTGCTGCGCCTCGACATCGAGGACGAGCGTTGGTGCAGGGCCATGGAGGCGATCCGCGATGCCATGCGGGTCATCGGCTCCAAGACCTATGTGCGCTGCTATGAGCGCGACCGGCACGACGCGGAATGGCGGCCGGTGACCATCGACCTCGCGAGAGCATGACGGAGGCCGCGATGCAGAAGGTCTTCGTCATCCAGGCCATGGGCATCCGGCAGGCCGGGCTCGTGGCGCGCCTCGACTATCGCGGCGGCACGCGCTGCAAGGTGCGCATCCAGGGCGCCCGCATGCCGCGCCTCGTCGATCCCGCGCTCGTCTTCGACGACGCCGAGGCGGCGCGCGAGGCGTGGCGCGATGCCCGGCGCCATCGCCAGTCACTGGAGAAGGCCGGCCGGCACCTGACCGTGACGGAGGCCGCGCTCGATCTCGCCCGCCAGCTCGCTTCTTGAAGGAAGGGACGATGCCCCGCGTCACCGCCAACATCGCCGCGCCACCGCCGCTGCTCGTGTGGGAGGAGCGGCGGCACATCGACCGCATGCTCGCCGAGCGTGAGGAACTGCGGCAGCGCATTGCCCGTCTTCCCCTCCATTGCCACCGCCGGATCGTCCTGCAGGCGCGACTGGAGCAGCTCACCTTGCAGCTCGTCGCAGCCGAGGTCGCCCTCAATGCGAGGCCATTGCCATGACGAAAGCTGTCCCCTCCAACGACCGCATCACGCCTGCGCAGATCTGCGCGCTACAGGCCTGCCGCCGGAAGGCCGGCATGACGGATGAGGACTATCGCGCGTGGCTCGATGCGCGCGCCGGCGTCTTCTCGACGACGGAGCTGAGCCGCACGGACGCGGCCCGTCTGATCGATGAACTGAACGCCCGTGCCCCGCGCCGGTCGCCGGCCGCGACCGTCTCCGGCCTCTATGCCGGCAAGCTGCGGGCGCTGTGGATCTCCGGCTGGCACCTTGGCGTCGTCGCCGAGCGGGATGATCGGGCGCTGCTCGCCTTCGTTCAGCGCCAGACAGGTGTGACGCACACCCGCTTTCTGACAGATCCAAAAGAGGCTTCAAAGGCCATTGAAGCCCTCAAGGCGTGGCTCGCCCGCGAGGCCGGCGTCGCATGGCCGGGTGACCGTTCGGACGTGACCGGTGCCAAGCGCGCTGTACTGCGCGCCCAGGCGCGGCTGCTCGCCGGCCGGGCCGACATCGATATGCCTGTCGTCAATGTCGCCGCCGAGCAACTGGACGCCACCATCGCGGAATACGGTCGTCTGATCCGCCAGCGCAGGGGGCGCAAGTGAGCTGGCCCTTCGGAGAGCTGCGCCCCCTGTCCATGGACGTGATCGTCGCCGATCCGCCCTGGGATTTTGAGAACTGGTCGCAGGCCGGCACAAGGAAGGGAGCGGACCCGCATTACGGCGTCATGCCGCTCGACGAAATCGAGCGCCTGCCTGTCGGCCAGCTCGCCCGCGGCGACTGCCTGCTTTTCTTGTGGGCGGCCGGCTGCATGCTGCCGCAGGCGCTCGGCGTTATGCGCGCGTGGGGCTTCCGGTTCGTCTCCGAGATCGTTTGGCACAAGGTCACGCGCAACGGCAAGACGCGCATGGGCACCGGCTACCGGGTGCGCACCATGCACGAGCCGGTCCTCGTCGGCGTCATGGGCTCGCCGACCCATCGGCCGCTTCCGAGCTATTTCGCCGGCGTTGCCCGGCAGCATTCCCGCAAGCCTGAAGAGTTCTACCGCCTCGTCGACGCGCATGTGCCGGCCATCGGCAAGCTCGACCTGTTCTCGCGTCAGAGCCGGCCGGGCTGGCAGGCCTGGGGCGACGAGACGGGCAAGTTCGATCAGGAGGCAGCATGACGCGCCCCGGCTGGCCGGACCTGCCACAGTTGCTGTCAGAGATCGCGGAGGTCGCTGGCATCAGCGCCGCGCTCGCTATCGCGGAAGCAAAGGGTGGTCAGGAGGTGTTCATTGCGGGACGTCTCAAGAAGGACAACTGGCTCGTCCAGGCGGTCGGCCTGGAGAAGGCGCGATTAATCAGTGACCATTTCTGTTCTGGCCGGGCGCGTCTGAAGGTAACGATCCCGTTGGGACCGACGGGATCCTATCTCGCCGAGCGGCGGCGACGCGCCAAGGCAATGGCGGAGGCCGTCGAGGCCGGGGTATCCGCTAATGACATCGCCCGCGCGGCCGGTGTCACCAACCGGTCTGCGCGCAGGTTTCGAGCCCGAATGCGCAAAGATCGCGATGTCGACCTTCTGTTCTAGGTTCGGGATCCGCACCCAGGGCACATTCTGCCGCCATCTTGCCACATTTGCGATGAGACGGCATGATCGAGGCTCTGCGATCCGGGGCAACAATTGCGCATCAACTACGCTATCCAGATCCGTGCTCTTCCCGCGGATCGTCTGGAAGACTTCGTTAACGACTGGCTAGCCCAGCGTTGCAAGGACTACGACAGTCACGAACTATGGCGCGGCACGGGCGACCTGGGCCGCGACGTCACGGGTTACCTTACTGCGAAGCGGATGGAAGGCCCGTGGGATAACTACCAGTGCAAACAGCTCAGCAAGATGCTCTCCGAACGCTCAGCCTTCGTCGAGCTCGGTAAGATCTTCATGCATTCGGCGGCCGGCGAGTACTCGTTGCCGCGCTCCTACACCTTTGTGGCACCACGCGGCGTCGCCCGGGCCGTGCAGCAGTTTATCGCCCATCCCGAGCGGTTTAGGACGGCCTTCCTCGACCGGTGGGACACTGATATCGCCGGCCGGCTTGTCGAGAACAAGAACATAATGCTTACCCTCGAGATCGAAGCCAAGATTCAGGCGTTCGATTTCACCCAGATCCATTGGCTCGACGCGGCGCGGCTCGTTGATGACCCTGCCTGCAAGCCCGCGCTGGTCAAGTGGTTCGGGGAAGATCCTGGTCCGTCGCCGCGAGGCGTAGTCCCCGTCGAGATTCAGGCCAGCGAGTCCGCCTACATCGGCCAACTCCTTCAGCTTTACGAGGAAGAGGGTCCAGGGGCCTACCCCGACGCCGCGGCGGCATTGGCCTGTCCCAAGTGGGGCACGCACCTGCGCGACCAGCGGACGCGCTTCTTCGATTCCGTAGCGTTCGACCGGTTTTACCGAGACTCAACGCCCGAGGGCTATCTCGTCGCATTCAAGGATGAAATCTACCATGGTGTCGTGGAAACCCATGGCGACAATCACCCAAATGGCCTAGCAAGACTCCGCCAAGTGATGCGGCAGGCAGCGATCCTGCAACCGTCTGGCATCCTCGGCAAGCATGCAGGTCCGCAGGTCAAGCAGGGGACCTGCCACCAGTTCGCGAACGAAGGACGTCTGCCGTGGCATCGCTAGAGGACAGGGTTTCACGCGCACACCCCTTTAACAGCACCCTTGAGACGGGCATCCGGGCGCTAATCGTGCTCGAAGCCCTTTATCCGCGCCGCTGCGACCTGATTGAGATGACCTGGCTTGACCACCTTGTCGTCCATACTGGCGACATTGACGGCGAGGACGCACCAGAAAGCCTGCACCCGGACCTGCCAAACCGCGTCGGTGAGCTCCTCGTACGCAGGCAGCTGGTCGAACGAAGCCTGCGCATAATGCATCAGGTGCACCTGGTGGAAGTGTTCGAGACGGAGTCTGGCATCGAGTTCTGCGCCAGCGAGGAAGCGCCAAGCTATCTTGACCTGCTGCAGGCCCCTTACTCACTTGCCCTCAAGCAACGAGCCAAGTGGATGGCGAACCGCTTTGCCGGGTTAGAGACCGCCGAAATTCGGGCGCTGATAGAAAGCCGGATCGGACGCTGGACCGCCGAGTTCCGGGCCGATGAGACGCCCACGGGACTGTCTGCATGACTGGCATCCGGCTGCGCCACCTCGTCTTCACCGGTCCCAACACCCAGCCTGCCGAACTCAAGTTCGACGACGGGCTCAATATCATCTATGGCGCTTCAAACACCGGCAAGTCATTCACCGCGAAAGCCATTCTGTTTATGCTGGGGGTTTCCAAGAGCCTACCTGAGACTGAGGAAATCGCCTCTTACGACGCTGCCTGGTTGGGTCTTACGCTGCCCGACAGCCGCGATGTCACGCTTTACCGCGCTACGAGGGGCGGCCACTTTAGGCTCTATGAAGGTCTAATAAAGAGTGCCGGCACCGCTGACGGCGAGACGCTGCGTCAACAGCACGATTCCAAGCGCACCGATACGGTCTCGCACCTGCTGCTCGACGCGATGGGGCTTGCTGGCAAGCAAATCGTGCGCGACGGCAATGGCGCAAAGGACACGCTGTCCATCTACCTACTGTCGCCCTATGCCGTTGTGTCCGAGCAGGACATCATCGCCGAGAGGAGCCCCATCTTTGCCTCGGGAACGCCATCTAAGCGCACATTCGAGCAAAATCTCTTCAAGCTCCTCATCACCGGCATCGATGATTCCGCAGCTGTAACGGTCCCGAAGTCCTCAGAACGCAAAGTGGCTAAGGCCGCCAAGCTCGAGCTGGTGGACGAGATGATCGCTCAGCTCGATGCCGAGCTCGGCGAGGACCCGCCCAAAGAGAAGGAAACCGAGGAGCAACTCGACAGACTCGACCGGAGTGCCGAAGGCCTGTTCGCCCGGCTGCAGAGTGCCCAGAAGGAGCTGGATAGTCTCGTTAGCGAACGGCGAAGCTCCACCGATCGTCTCCGCGAGTTGCAGGAACGGGCGGGCGAGCTCGACCTGACGCTGCAGCGCTTCGCCAAACTACGAGCGGTCTACAGCTCAGACCTGCAGCGCCTGCAGTCGATTGAGGAAGGCGGTTACGTGCTCGTGGCGATGGCCGGCATGGACTGTCCGGTGTGCGGCGCCCCACCCGAGACTCAAAAACACAATCATGCAGCCGAAGAAATCGCCATGGCCCACAAGGCTGCGGCCGCTGAAGCTCGCAAGATTGAGCTCGAGCAGCGGGAGTTGGCGCAGACCATGACCTCGCTCGAAGCCGAAGCCGTCGACCTCCGCGGGACCATCAGCCAGCTCAAGGCCGAAATCAAAGAGCTCGAAACAAAAATCGAGGAAGCACGTCCACGTGAGGCCTCGCTACGAGAAAATTATGAGACGTACGTCTCGGAGCGAGTGGAGATTACTAAAGTCCTCGGCCTCTACCAGCGTCGTGCCAAGCTCGTCGCCCGACGGGCCGAAATCGACGCCGAGCCAACCAAGCGCGAAGACGATGCGCCACCGGTCGGCCCAGACTCGACCACGTTGTTCAAATTCGCCGAGACGGTGAAGGCTGTGCTAACCGCCTGGCACTTCCCCAACGCAGACAAGGTTCAGTTTGACGGGAACGCCAACGACATAACCATTGCCGGCAAGAGCCGAGCCGCCAACGGTAAGGGTGTCCGGGCGATCCTCCATGCCGCCTTCAACGTCGCTGTCATCGTCTATTGTATCGAGAACAAGCTGCCGCACCCGGGCTTCCTCGTCCTCGACACCCCACTGCTCACTTATCGCGAGCCGATGACCTCACGGCATGGCGAACTGTCCCAGGACGAGGCGGCGCTCAAGGCGACCAGCCTCGCTGAACACTTTTACGAGCATCTCGCCAGCCTGAAGAGCGAGGTGCAATTCATTGTTATCGAAAACTCGGATCCGCCCGCTGCCATTCGTGACCTGGCCCGGATCGAAACGTTCACCGGCCTTGAGGGGAACGGTCGCTTTGGCCTGCTCGCAAGGAGCATCTAATTTCGCTGCGTCGACCTTGTGAGGTTGGCAGTCGATCTTTGTTTGCTTACGCACGAGCAAGCCTGCCCACGTCGGCTACGGCTGGTCTCAAAATTCCACCGATCAATAAACAACTAACGTCACCCCGGACGCGCGTCCGGGGCCGCTTCCAGCGCCGTTTTCGGGATCGTCTCCATCATCCCGAGGCCGGACACTCTGTCAATCAGGCCTCGTCGAGACATCCGAACTCGAGCCGGGGGCCACGTGATTCACGAGAGCCAGATCAGGGCCATTGCGCCGAACGCCCGCGACGACGTCGTCGCCGTCGTGGTGCGCGACGGCGCCCATGTGCTGACCAGCACGCGCATCGACACCCCGCTGCGGCTGGCGCACTTCCTGCCGCAGACGGCACACGAGAGCCGCGGCCTCACGCGGCTGGAGGAAGATCTCAGCTACAGCGCACCGCGCCTCATGGAAGTGTGGCCCAAGCGCTTTCCGACCCTCGCGTCGGCCACGCCCTTCGCCCGCAATCCGCGGGCGCTTGCGAACCGCGTCTACGGCGGCCGGATGGGCAATGTGGATCCCGACGACGGCTGGGCGTTCCGCGGGCGCGGGCTCATCGGCCTCACCGGCCGGGCCAACTACCGCCACTACGGCCGCAGGATCGGTGTGGACCTCGAAGAGGACCCGGACCTCGCGGCCGAGCCTGGCATCGCGTTCCGGCTGGCAGCATCGTTCTTCGCCGAGGCCGGCTGTCGCGAGGCGGCGGATGCCGACGACGTCGTCGCGGTCACGCGCCGCATCAATGGTGGCACCAATGGGCTCGACGATCGCCGCCAGCTCACCGCCATCGCCCGTGCCATCTTCCTTCCCGGCGAGCTGCCCGTGCGCACCCTGCGGTCGGGCTGCGCCGGTGTCGACGTGCGCCTGCTCCAGGCCGAGATGGTCGAGCTCGGCATCGAGATCGGCATCGACGGACAGTTCGGCCCGCGCACCGCGTCCGTCGTGGCGGCGTTCCAGCGGCGCGCGAACCTCTCCGCCACCGGCATCGTCGATGCGGTGACCCGCCGCGCGATCGCGGATGCGCTCTTCCTGCAGCGTCACGGTGGCGACGCATGAGCGAAGGGCTCATCAAGCCGAAGCGCCATTTCACGCGCGGGCTGACGATCGGCACGCTCGTGCCGGCGTGGACGTGCATCGCCTGGGCGATGTGGCTCGGCGATCGTATGGCCGAGGCCGTGGTGCCGCCCATGATGATGCTGATCGCCGCGACCCTCGGCGTCTACCAGGGCGTCGGCCATCTCGACCTGCGCGGCCAGTTGGGCGCCGGCCGGCGCGGCCGGCCGCCCTACGACCGTGACGACAGGTTCGACCTCGGCCGCCACGACCGGGAGCAACAGCCATGATCGCCGCCATCGGCACCTATCTCGCGCAGCGCCTCGGCCGGGCGGGCGCCATCGCCCTCGCGGTTGCGGCGCTCCTCGCTGTCGCCGGCCTCGGCGCGTGGCGGGCGACGGCCACGATCGAGCGCCTGGTCAACGACGCGGCGACGCAGGCGCGCGCGGCGCGGGATGCGCATTGGCGGGCCGAGATCGAAGCGTCCAACGCAAAGGTCGCGGCCATGCGCCTGCAGCAGGTCGAGGCAGCCATGCAGGCCGAGAAGTCTCTGCGCGACGCGAAACAGCAGTTCGAAGCGGATTTGAAGGAGCTGGAGGAGGCAAATGCGGCCCTTGCTGGTGGCGATGATGGCGGCCTGGGGCGCGATCGCGTCCGGCTGCTCAACGGCGCCCGGTGATCCCGTGATCCGGACGGAGCTGGTGCGGCCGAGCCTGCCGCCCGCCGCGCGCGAGCCGTGCCCGGCGCCGGTCCCACTCCCCGATCGCAGCATCACCTCGGGCGAGGTGACCCGCTGGTGGGGCCGCGATCGTGCCGAGCTGCGCGCTTGCGAGCAGCGGCGCGCCGCGGCCGTCGCCGCTATCGACGGGAGCGCCTCCCCGTGAGCGAGCTGATGATTTTCATCCAGGCCTACGGCGGGGCGCTGGCGCTCCTCGGCTCGATCGCGGTGATCCTGCTCTCTTCGAAGTTCGTGACGCGCGACCAACTGGCCGCGAGCAACAAGCGCATCGACGACATCGAGGACCGGCTCATCACACTGGAAGGTGAGATGCGCCACCTGCCCGACAAGGACGTCTCCCACCGCATGGAGCTGGCCATCAAGGAGATGCAGGGCGACATCAGCGTGCTGGCCGAGCGCCTCAAGCCCGTCGCCGAAATCAGCCGGCGGCTGCAGGAACTCTTCCTCGAACAGGCGAAGGGCAGATCATGAACCTGATGGACCGGCTCATCCGTGAGGAGGCGCGCCTCATCATCCTGCGCGCGCTCGACGAGCAGGCCGACCGGCGCCTCAACAGCGAGCTGCTGCGCCTCGCCCTCGAGTCGTTCGGCATCACCAAGACCCGCGAGTGGGTGCACGAGGAGCTGCGCTGGCTCGCCGATCTCGGCGCGGTGGCCGTCGTCGAGGCCGGCACCGTGCGGGTGGCGAGCCTCACCTCCAAGGGCGCCGACCATGTCGCCCGGCGCATCGTGATCGAGGGCGTCAAGCGCCCCTCGCCGGAGGCCTGATCATGGCACGCGGACGCGGCCGCCTGTCGTCGATCGACCTTCTGCCGCCCGAGGCCGAGGAGGATGTCGCCTGGGCATTCGCGCAGCTGCGCGAGCGCAAGATGACCCAGGAGGAGATCCGCGAGCAGCTCAACCTGCGGCTCAAGCTCAAGGGCATCGACGCGATCAGCTCCTCGGCGTTCAACAGGGCTGCGGTGCGCACCGCGCGCATGGCCCACCGCCTGGGCGAGGTGCGCGAGATCGCCAGCGCCCTTGCCACGAAGTTCGAGGATGGCGGCGACGAGAAACTGACGCTGCTCGTCAGCGAGACCATCAAGAGCCTCGTGTTCGAGCTGCTCGAAAACGCCGGCAACCTGAAGGCGACGCCGCTCACGGCCGAGATGGTGGCGAACCTCGCCACCGCCGTCGCCTCGGCCGAGCGCGCGAAGAAGATCTCGGCCGACACCCGCAAGATCATCGAGAAGGACTTCCGCAAGAAGGTCGACGATGCCGTCGACAAGGTCGGCGCCTTCAAGGGGCTCAGCCCGGAAGCGAAGGAGGACTTCAAGCGCGAGTTGTTCGGGGTCCGCGATGGCTGACGGGGACATCCTCAAGGCCGCCGGCAAGGCGATCCGCAAAGGCCTGCGCGACGGGATCACGACGGCCGCTGCCGCTTCGATCGCCATCACCGCCGCGACCGCCGACATCACGGCGCGGCCGACACGCGACGAGTGGGTATTCATCCGCACCCAGCAGGGCCGCGCCACCGCGGCCGACTGGCGCGAGACCACGGTCCTGCTCGGCTATCAGGCCCGCATCGTCCTGGCGTGCGAGCAGTACGACGTCGTTTTCGTCGAGAAGAGCCGGCGCACCGGCGCCACGTGGGGTGCCGCCGCCGACGCTGTCCTGCGCTCGGCGAGCCCGCGCAATAACGGCGGCATGGACACCCTGTACATGGGAACGTCCCATGACATGGCGAAGGAGTTCATCGACGCCGCCGCCATGTGGGCGCGCCTGTTCGAAAAGGTCTGCGCCGGCATCTCGGAGACGATCTTCGACGACGGGTCCGAGAAGGGCATCCAGGCGCTCAAGATCGATTTCGCGTCGGGCTTCTCCATCGTCGCCCTGTCGTCGAAGCCGCGTTCGCTGCGCGGCCGGCAGGGCTTCGCCATCCTCGACGAGGCCGCCTTCGTCGACAACCTCGCCGAGTTGCTGAAGGCCGCGATGGCCTTCCTCATGTGGGGCGGCAAGGTGCTGGTCATCAGCACCCACAACGGCGCCGACAATCCGTTCAACCAGGTCATCACCGATATCCGCGCCGGCCGCGTCAATTACGGCCTGGTGCGCTTCGACCTCGACGATGCGCTTCGTGACGGGCTGTTCGAGCGCATGTGCCTTGTCAATTCGCACAAGCACGGCGAGTGGACCCCGGAGAAGGAGGCGGACTGGCGCGAGAAGCTCGTCAGCGACTATCGCGATGGGGCCGACGAGGAGCTGTACTGCATCCCGAGCCAGGGCTCGGGCGCGTGGCTGCCGTCGCCCCTGATCGAGGCGCGCATGGTGGATGCGCCGATCCTGCGGCTGTCGTTCCCCGAGTCGTTCGCCCTGGAACCGGAGCACATCCGCAAGGCGACGGTGCAGCGCTGGATCGAGGAGGAGCTGCTGCCCGTAATGCGGGCGACGCTCGATCCGACGCTGATGACCGGGTTCGGCATGGACGTCGGCCGCCACCGCGACCTCACGGTGATGTGCCCGATGCAGATCAGCCGGCTGATGCGCCGCGTGGTGCCGTTCATGGTCGAGCTGCAGCGCGTGCCCTTCCAGCAGCAGGAGCAGATCCGCGACGCCCTCGTCGCTGGCCTGCCGCGCTTCATCGGCGGCCGGACGGACGCCACCGGCATCGGCGCCAGCCTCGCCGAGAGCGGCATGCAGAAATTCGGGCAGCGCATGGTCGAGGTGAAGTTCTCGACCGAATGGTACCGGGTCGAGATGCCGCCGGTTAAAGCGGCCTTTGAAGACGACATGATCGCCGTTCCAAGGGACGCCGAGGTGTCGGCGGACCTGCGCGCCTTCAAGGTCATCAAAGGCATCGCGACCTTGCCCGCCCTGCGTACCACCACGGCCACGGGCGGCACGCGGCACGGCGACGCCGGCATCGCCATCGTGCTCGCCTATTCGGCGACGCGCCAGCCGTTCGAGGCCTACGGCTACGAGAGCGCCCAGCCGGGCGCGGACGCGGAGTACGAGCGGCGCCGGCGGCTGCGCCCGGTCGATTCCTATCGCGACAACATGATGCCCGGCCGGAACGACGGCCTTTGGTGAGGTGCGGTGATGGCTGACAAACCCGGGCTGGTCGACTGGACCGGCGTCCCTATCCGCAGCCGGCGCGAACTCGAGCGCGAGGAGGCCGTGCCGAGCGTCACCGGCATCCAGCACAGGTTCGACGAGACCGTCGCCTCCGGCCTGACGCCCGCCCGGCTGGCGTCGTCCCTGCGCGATGCCGCCGCCGGCGACATGTACGACTTCCTGACCCTCGCCGAGGAGATGGAGGAGCGCGAGCTGCACTATCGCTACGTGCTGGAGACCCGGAAGAACGGCGTCACATCGCTCAACGTCCAGGTCGACCCGGCAAGCGAGAACGCCCGCGACGTCGAGATCGCCGACTTCCTGCGCAACGAGTTGGTCGAGACGCCGGCCTTCCAGCAACTGCCCGACATGCTCGTCGACGGTCTCGCCAAGGGCTATTCCGTCGTCGAGATGGTCTGGCGGACGGGCAACCGCTGGGTGCCGGAGCGGTTCATCTGGCGCGACCCGCGCCTGTTCCACTTCGACCGCGAGACCCGGCGCGCGTTTCGCCTGCGCATCCAGGCCGAACCGGACGGCCGGCCGCTCACGCCGCTGAAGTACCTCACGCACGTTCCGCTCCTGAAGATGGGCCTGCCGGCGCGCAACGGGCTCGCGCGCATCGCGGCCTGGGCGTTCATGTTCAAGAGCTTCAGCATGCGGGACTGGGCGCAGTTCCTCGAAGTCTACGGCATGCCGCTGCGCCTCGGGAAATACGGGCCGGGCTCGTCGAAAGAGGACCGCGCCGTCCTGCTCGCCGCCGTGCGCCGCCTCGGCCGCGATGCCGCCGCGATCGTTCCCGAGGGCATGAACATCGAGTTCGTGGAGCCGAAGGGCTTTTCGGACCGACCGTTCGAGGGCCACGCGCGCTTCATCGACGAGCAAATGTCGAAGCTGATCATCGGCAAGCCCGGCGACGGCACCGCCTCGTCCCGTGCCGGCGAGGAGACGCTCGACAAGGTCCGCATCGACATCAAGCGCTCCGACACGCGGGATCTGCAGCTGACGCTCATGCAGCAGCTCATCATCCCCGTGGTGCAGCTCAACTTCGGGCCGCAGGTAGCCTATCCCAAGGTGCACTTCCCGATCCCCGAGCGGAAGGATTTGCAGGTCTGGTCGAATGCGGTGACCTCGCTCGTCGACCGGGGGCTCGAAGTCGAGCAGTCCCAGGTCTACGACGTGCTCGGCCTGAAGGAGCCGGCCAAGGGCGCCAAGCTGCTCACGGCCGGGCAGGCTCGCGCCGCGCCCCAGGTGCCGGTGGAGAAGGCCAGCGCCATAGGGCGCGCGGGAGCGCGCCCGTCTGTGGATGGGGACGCCCCGCCGGGGCGCGGGGCTATGCCGTCCCGCTATCGCCTCGACCCGCGCGTGTGCCCGGCCTGTGGCCCGGCGCGGCTGCAGGCGGACGGCGGCGAGGACCAGGACGAGATCGACGCGCTCGTCGCGGCCGAGCTGGACGGTTGGCGCCCGGTCATGGATCCGATCCTGCAGGCCGTCCGCGCGGCGGCCGAGGACGCGCGCGACTATGACGAGTTCCTCGCCTCCCTCGACCGGCTTGACGGGCAGCTGCCGGTGGACGGGCTCGCCCGCCGGATCGCGGTCCTGAACATGATCGGCAGGGGGCGCGGCGATGCGGGAGAGGAGTGAGGGGCGCAGCGCCGCCGTTAAAGGGGTTTTGAAGCCCCTGGGGGCGCCTCTTCGGGCCGGCGCGCCCATCGGGCCGTCCCGGAAGTCCTCGCGCGCCGGTGGGCGCCCGTCCGGCGGGGCCGCTCATGTCGCTTGACGACCTGTTCAACCAGGCGCCGAAGGAGGTCGTCGAGTATTTCGACCGGCGCCCCTCGCGGCCGTCGTTCCGGTGGTCCGAGTGGTCGCCGCGCGAGCACGCCCTCGGCTATACCGTTGCCCGCACGGCCGGCTTCGACGTCCTGGACGACATCCGGGCGGCCACGCGGCAGGCTGTGGTCGACCGCATCCCCTTCGAGCAGTTCCGTGCACAGCTCGAGCCGACGTTGCGCGCCAAGGGCTGGTGGGGCGAAAGGCGCGTGCGCGATCCACGCACCGGGCAATTGGTGAAGGCGCAGCTCGGTTCGGTGCGGCGCCTGTCCCTCATCTACGACGCCAACATCCGCTCGGCCGAGGCGGCGGGCGACTGGATCCGCATCCAGCGCACCAAGGACGTGCTGCCGTATCTCGAATACATGACCTCGTTGTCGGAGCGGAAGCGACCGCTGCACCTCTCGTGGGTCGGCACCACGCTGCCGGTCGATGACAGCTGGTGGGCCACGCACTACCCGCCCAACGGCTGGCGCTGCAAGTGCCGGGTCCGAAGCCGGGCCGCGCCGCGCGAAGGCGCCTCGACCGAGCGCCCGCCCATCAATCTCCAGCCCTGGACCAATCCCGCCACCGGAGAGTCGCGCCTTGTCCCGGCCGGTATCGATCCCGGCTGGGAGAGCAACCCCGGCCGGACGCGCGAGCGCATGGCGAGCCGCCGCCTTGTCGACCGGCTCGATCGTATGGGCGACGAGGCCCGGCGCGAGACGATCCGGCACCTGCGGGCGGATCCGGTTTTTCGCTATGTCACGGAGAACGGTGCAGGGTTTGACCATGGACGCCGGTTCGAGCCTGATCAGGCGCCGGCCGGGCGGCTGCGCTGGCCGGTGGCCGCGCTCGGCGACGAGCTGGCGGCGATGCTCGGCACGAAGAGCCGCACCCTCACGTTGAGCGTCGCCGACGCGGCGAAGATCCGTGAGAAGCATCCCGAGACGACAGCCTTCTGGCCGATCGTGCAGGAGGCCATCGACAATCCGGACGTTGTGGTGACCGGCCCGAAGCTGGTGCTGTGGCGTCGCGTTGCCGGCATCCCGTGGAAGATCGCCTTGAAGGCGAGCGCTTCGGGCGAGCTCTTCCTCAACAGCGTTTACCGCGGTCGCGAAGATGCCTTTCAGAAGGCTCTGAAAGCGGCGGGGAAAGAGGGATAAGCGGTCGGTAGGTCGGCACCCCTACACGTCACCTGGACGGCACTCCATGGCTCGACCGCTTCGGAAAGGTAACATCGGGCGAACCGGATAGCAAACGCCCCGGACGTGCGTCCGGGGCCTTGTGTTCCGCCAGCTTCGCCATGGTGCCCTCATGCCGAAGCGAACTGCAACCCCCCGTGACGAAATTCTCCCGGCCGACCTGATCGCCGGCGGCGTGGCCTTCGAGGTTGTCACCGCCGCCGCGGACGGCGAGGTCACGCTGCCGGAGTGGATCCAGCTCACGCCGCGCGGTCGCGTCACGGCGCGGGACGGACGGGTCTTTGCGTTCGATCCCGAGCGGCTGGCCGCCGGCTTCACGGCGGGCGGGCTGAAGCTGCCGATCGACTTCGACCACGAGACCGAGTTCACGATGATGCTCGGCGCGAAGCCGGCGCGTGGCTGGATCGTCGCCGTCGAGGCACGCCCCGAGGGGTTGTTCGGCCGTGTCGAATGGCTGCCGGATGCCGTCGAGGCGCTCCAGGCACGCCGTTATCGCTACATCTCACCCACCTTCTGGCGCGAGGAGGACGGCATGACGGCCCGTCTCCTCAAGGGCGCCGCCCTCGTCACCTCGCCGGCGCTCGGCATGCCGGCCGTCGCATCCGCTCATCTGGAGGACCCAATGCTGAAAGAGCTGCTGGCGGCGCTCGGCCTCGCCGACACCGCGACCCTCGACGATGCCAAGGGCGCCATCGCGCGCCTGTCGGCCATCGATCCCGACAAGTACGTGCCCAAGGAACAGCACGAGGCGACGGCGGCGGCGCTGGCCCAGGCGCAGGCAACCATCGCGGCCGCCAGGGATGCCGCCGAGGCGGCCCGCTGCTCGTCCCTGGTCGACGAGGCCGTCACGGCCGGCAAGATCGCCCCCGCCGCCCGCGACCACTATGTCGCCCTCGCCAGAGCGAACTACGACGCCACGAAGGCGGCCATCGACGCGATGCCCGTGGTCGTTCCGCCCGGCGTGGATCCCGCGACCGCGACGGCCGATCCCAGCACCGGCGCCGCGGGCCAGCTCAGCGACGCCGAGAAGGAGATCGCCGCCAAGCTCGGCATCGAGCCTGCCGCGTTCCTCGCTGCCCGCCGCGTCTGACGCCGCGACCATCCGCAACCGGAGCCTGCCCCGATGCCCCTCGCCAAACCCCGCAACACCATCACGCGTGCGCCTGATCTTCTGGTCATCCCTGTCGCCGCAGCCACGGTCATCCAGCAAGGCGCCCTCGTGTGCGTCGACGGCGGCCATGCGGTCCCCGGCGCCACCGCCGCGGAGCTGACGGCGGCCGGCCGGGCCGAGGAAACCGTCGACAACAGCGACGGTGCCGCGGGCGCCAAGGCGATCACCATTCGCCGCGGCGTCTTCAAATGGAAGAACGCCGCCGCGGATCCCATCGGCCAAGCCGACCTGCTGGCCGACTGCTACGTCGTCGACGACGAGACGGTCGCCAAGACGGACGGGGCGGGCACGCGGTCCAGGGCCGGCAAGGTGCTCGACATCGAGCCCACCGGCGTCTGGGTCGAGACCCTCTGAGCTTCGGCGGGATAGCGCAGCGGTAGCGCGCCGGGCTCATACCCCGGAGGTCGGTGGTTCAAATCCACCTCCCGCAACCACCCTTCATCGTGAGGACGGACCATGGACATCAATTCGGCCAACCTGCGGGCGCTCACGACGGGCTACCGCGCCAACTTTCAGGCGGGCCTCGGCGCAGTGCAGCCCATGTGGGGCCGCTTCGCGACCGAGGTGCCGTCCACCACGTCGGAGGAGCTGTACCCGTGGCTCAACCAGATCCCCGGCATGCGCAAATGGATCGGCGAGCGCCAGATCAAGAACGTTGCCGACTCGAGCTACCGCCTCGTCAACGAGGACTGGGAGGACACGGTCTCGGTCGGGCGCAACTCGATCCTCGACGATCGATATGGCCTCTATCGCCCTCTGATGGGCATGCTCGGCGACGCCGCAGGCCGCCAGCCGGACGAACTGATCTTCAGCCTGTTCAAGCAAGGGTTCACCACCAACTGCTTCGACGGCCAGTTCTTCTTCGACACGGACCATCCGGTTCTCGACGCCAACGGCTCATTCGTTTCCGTCTCGAACGTCCAGGCCGGCACCGCCGAGCCGTGGTTCCTGCTCGACACCCGGAAGGCGCTGAAGCCGCTGATCTTCCAGAACCGGCAGGCGCCGGTGTTCGCAGCGCTCGACAACCCGGATGATCCGAACGTCTTCATGAAGAAGGAGTTCATCTACGGGGCGGACAGCCGCAACACGGGCGGCTTCGGCTTCTGGCAGACGGCCTTCGGCTCGAAGGCCGATCTCACGCCGGCGAACTTCGCCGCCGCCTTCACGGCGATGACGCTCCTCAAGGCGGACTACGGCGCGCCGCTCAGCATCACGCCCGACGTCCTGCTCGTCGGCCCGAGCAACCGCTCGAAGGCGGAGGCCATCGTCAAGAAACAGAACCTCGCGGGCGGCGAGTCGAACCTCGATTACGGCCGCGTCGAGCTGGTCGTGGCGCCCTGGCTCGGCTGATCGCCGGGCCAGCCCTTCCCCGATAGTTCGCAAGGTGACCCGATGAGCGCGAAACCCAACAGCAAGCAGGCTCCGGCGGCCGGCGCCGAGAAGGCGCAAAAGCCCGCCGAGGCCATCGGCCCGACCAAGCCCGAGGGCCTCCATGTGATCGTGTCGGCGGTGGCCAAGGAGGGCCGGCGCCGTGCCGGCATCGACTTCGCCCATGCCGGCACCCCGCTCGCCCTGGACGATCTCACCGAGGCGCAGTGGGAAGCGATCCTGGCCGACCCCCAGCTCACTGTGCGGCCGGCGAAGAACCCCGACCCCGACGAAGACTGAGATCCCGAGCGAAAGGAACCGCGGGCAACGCAGCGGGACAAACCGGAGCGTGAAGGCCGGGCCGCTGGGCGGGAGTTCCGAGTAGGCGCGGCCTCGACGCGGATCGAGCGGACCAAGCCGGGAGAGGAGCGGCCGAGCCGGTGGAAAGCCGGCACCCACCATTGCGGAGGTATTGCGGTGTACGCGAGCCGGCAGGACATCGAGGCGATCTACGGCGCGCGCCACCTTGAGACGCTCGTGCCGGCCGACGTCGACATCGACGTCGCGGTCAGCCGCGCCATCACGGCCGCTGCCGCCATGATCGACCCGTACCTGCGCAAGCGGTACCGGCTGCCGCTTCCGGTCATCCCGGCCATCATCCAGCAGTGCGCCATCGACCTCGCCTGCTGGCAGCTGGCGCCGGCCGCCGACCGCATGTCCGAGGAGATCGAGAAGCGCGCCAAGATCCGCATCGCCTTTTTGACGGCCCTGGCGGACGGCAAGGTCGATATCGCCGAACTCGAGGCGGCGCAGATCTCGATCGGCGGCGGCCCGAACTCGGCCGAGACGGATAGCGGCGCGGCGTTCTTCACGGACGAACGGCGCTGGCCGACCGGCGGGGGGCTGCTGTGAGCGCGCTGACCGTCCGCCTCGACCTCTCCGGCTTCGGCACGATCGAGGCGGTTCTCGCGCGTTTGAACCCGCTTCAAAGCGAGACGCTGCTCGAAGCGCTCGCCCGGCTCATCCGCGAACAAACGGTCGATCGGCTGATCTCGGGCGGGCCGGCACCGGACGGCTCGGCCTGGAAACCGAACGCCGAGCGGCGCACGCCGATCCTCCACCGCACCGGCGCGCTCGCCCGCTCCATCGACTACGCCGTCTCGGGCAACGCGGCCATCGTCGGCTCGGGCCTGGTCTATGCGGCCATCCACCAGCACGGCGGCGCCATCAAGCCGCGCTCGGCCGGTGCGCTCGCCTTCCGCATCGGCAACCAGTTCATCATGACCCGCAAGGTCACCATGCCGGCCCGACCCTACATCGGCCTGTCGGTCGAGGATCGCGCCGAGCTGGTCGCCGCGGCCGTCGGCTATCTGCGGAGGCTCTTCCAATGAGCCGCGTGGCCGCACTGCTCACCGCCGTCGCAGGCAAGCTGCGTGCTGCGCGAGACGAGGCGAACAGGCCCGTCTTCACCGAGGTGCGCGTCGAGCTCGACCGCTACGACCTCGCCGACCTGGTCAACGATTCGACACGCGCTCCGACCGCGCGGGTGTGCTTCATGCGCAGCAAACCGGTGAAGCGGGAAGACGGCGGCCTGGACCTCGACGTCTCCGTCGCCATCGTCGTCGTCGCCGGCCGGCAGGGGCGCGCCAACCCCGAGCTGTCGTCGGCCGACCTCGCGGCGCTCGGCCTCCTCGATCGCTGCACGGTCGAGTTGATGTTCGATCCCTATGTCGGGCTCGGCCAGCTGCAAGCCGCCGACATCGGCGACCAGCTCGTCGCCGTCTCCGAGCAGAGCAACAAGCACGCCGTCGCGATCGCGCTGCTGGAAGCGAAGTGGCGCCTGCTCGACGTCCATATCGCGCGGCCGGCCATCCAGGCGGCGATCGAGACCGGTCGCAATCCGTGGACGCCGGACGGCATCGCCATCGGCGACGGGGAGCCGGAGCCGCCCCGCACGGCGGGAGACGGAACATGAGCGGCGGCGAGCGGGATCTGCGCAAGCGCGTCGCGGCGCTGGAGCGCCGGCTCGGGGCGCTCCTCCTGGTCGGCACGGTCGAGGAGACCAGGGGCGCCCAGGTGAAGGTGCGTTTTGACGACGAAGGCGCCGCCGGCGGGCCGTTCGTCTCGCCGTTCCTCGCCCAGGCGGCCTCGGCCGGCAAGAACGGCCAGGGCGTCTCGCGTTACACCCGCATGGGCAAGGGCGAGCCGGCCATCGTCATGTCGCCCGGCGGGGAGATCGGTGCGCACTCTCGTGTCCTGCCCGGCGGCCACGTCGAGGATTTTCCCTCACCCGGCTCGGCCGAGGAGCACGGCGAGATCATCACCATCGGCAACGCCACCATCGCCATCAAGGATGGCGAGATCCAGCTGCAGGTCGCCGACACGGTGTTCGTCGTCACGGCCGAGCGGATCGAGCTGAAGCGGGGCGCCTCCTCCTTCGTGCTCACCGATGCCGCCGTCACGCTCACGGCGCAGCAGTTCCGCGGGGTGAAGGCCTGATGCCGGGGATCGCGGTCAAAGCCCTCGACGTCGCCGGCGGCGCCCAGCTCGCCGGCGGGCAGGACTGGTTCTCGGTCGAGGGCCAGCTCGTCGTGCTGCGCGGCGACCCCGTCACGCCGCACCTGCCGCTCGTACCGCTGCACACCGCTCCGATCATGGCGCAGGGATCGCCCTGGATGAGCATCGACGGCGTGCCGGTCTGCCGGGCCGGCCATCTCGCCAACTGCGGCCACGCCACCACCGGGCGGGGCTGGTTCCTGATCGACGAGTGAGGAGAGACGCATGTCCGAGACGAAGCTGTTCCGCACCACGGACAAGGCAGGCTGGTGGGTCGCCGGCCGGAAGATCCCGGCCGAGAAGATCGACGGTGCCGTCCGCCCGAAGGTCGGCCATGAGCTGCGCCTCACCGAGGCGGAGGCGAAATACGAGCTGCTGTCCGGCGTGATCGAGCGGCCGGCGGCGACGCCGACCACGAAGCGCAAGGATTGATCCCGTGCGGGTGGGCATGGATGCGCAGACGGGGAAGCTGCTGACTGGCTGGGATCATTGCGTCCAGTCGATCGGCAAGATCCTCACGACGCGCGTGGGTCAGCGGGTGATGCGCCGCGCCTTCGGCTCGGCCGCGCTCGACCTGCAAGACCGCAATGCCACGCCCATGAACATCATGCGCGTCTATACCGCCATCGCAGCGGCCCTGCGCCAGTGGGAGCCGGGCTTTCGCCTCAAGACGATCCGCCTGACCCGCGCCGGTGCCGATGGCGTCTTCGCCTTCGAGATCAGCGGCATCTTCTATCCGAACGGCCACCTCGGCGATTACAGCTTGAGTGAGGAGCGCGACGTGACGCTTGCCGCCGATACGGGCTTGCGCCTCGTGAGGGAGGCGGCCTGATGGGCATCACCGCCATCGACCTTGCCGCCCTCCCGCCGCCCCAGGCGATCGATGAGCTCGAGTTCGAGATGCTCCTCGACGCGGCGACGCAGGAGTTCACGCGCCGCTGGGAGGAACTGCGGCTCGCCAAGCCCGAGCTGCCGTCGGTCAACACGGTCCTGCTCGAGTCGGAGCCGGTCACGATCGCGCTCCAGACCGGCGCCTATCGCGAGCTGCTCGTGCGCCAGCGCATCAACGAGGCGGTGCGGGCGAGCCTGCTCGCTTTTGCGAAGGGCTCCGATCTCGACCATCTCGCCGCTTTCTATGACGTCGTTCGGCTTCCGGGCGAGCTGGACGATCGCCTTCGCCTGCGCGTCATTCTCGCCATCCAGGGCCGCTCGACCGGTGGCACCGCGCCTCGCTATCGGGGCGTCGCCCTGGCCGCGTCCCTGCGCGTGGCGGATGCCCGCGTCTATCGGGTCGGCCGGGATCCGACCATCTTCGTCGCCGTCTACGCTACCGACAACAGCGGCGTCGCCGATGCCGCGCTTCTTGCGCAGGTCTCGGCCGCGTTGAACGACGACGAGGTGAGGCTGATCAACGACACGATCGTCGTGCGCTCCGCCATCTTCAACGTCGTCGACATCGTGGCCGACGTCTGGTTGCTGCCTGATACGCCCGACACGGTGCTCGGCACCCTGTCGGCATCCCTGCGCGAAGCATGGATGACGGAGACCGGGCTCGGCTTCGACCTGACGCTCGCCTGGGCGACAGCACGTCTCATGCGCACCGGTGTCTACAAGGTGCAGCTCCTGCAGCCCGGCGCCGACGTGCGGGCCGAGCCGCACGAGGCGCTCGCCATCGGGCAGATCCAGCTCAACAACCGGGGGCGCGACTACTGATGGAGCTGCCCCACCTTCAGCCGGACAGCTCGACCCCGCTGGAGCGTACGCTCTCGGCATCGACGGACGTTTATGAGCGGGTCGGGGCCAATGTAACAGCCATGCGGCGGCTGAAGCTCGGCAACCCGCCACCGAGCTGGCTGCCGTTCCTCGTCTACGAATACGGGCTCGGCGAGCTGCAGCCCTATGTTCCGAACCTGTACGAGCTGATCGACGAAGGCATCGACTGGCAGCGGGTCCGCGGCACGCCGGCGTCGATCAGCCGGGCGCTCGCCTGGTTGGGCTACGGCGCGGCTCTCGACGAAGCGCCGCCGCGCCGGCGCTTTTGGAACATGCTGCAGCTGGCGCTCAACCGGGTGCGGGATGACGAAGCCGACCTTATCCGCATCGATGGCGTCACGACGCTGTCCCTGCCGAAGCGCTCGACGTTCTGGCGCGGCTATCACGGCTACGACGTCCGGGCGCTGGAATGGGGCCGCACGCGCTGGGGGCAGACGCTCTGGAGCGCCTATTCGGGTGCTCGCATCCCGCAGTCGGACGTCAAATGGTCGTTCGGCCGGCCCTACGACATCGACCACGCCATGACCCAGGCCGAGCTGCAGGCGCTCGGCGTCTGGATCGAGCCGACCGGCGAGGTCGAACTGGGCTGGGACGATATCCCATGGCCCGATGCGCCCTGGACCTCGGACGCCGAACACGCACGCTCCGTCGCCATGCTGGCGGCCGTACCGGCCGGAACCGCCTGGGCCGTATTCCGCGACGCGGACGGCGCCGTCATCGGCTATCGCCGCGCGCGCGCTCGCTGGCCCGTGCGGCCGGCACCCGGCGGCATCTATGCCATCGGCAGCAACCGATATGCAGTCGAGCTTTCCGGTGCCACGCGCCTCTATGTCGAGGCCATGACCGATTTCGGCGACGGCTTTGGCTCGACGGCATTCAGCGTCGGCTTCGTTCTCTCGGCTGTCCCCGCGGCCGGCTTTGCGCCCGGCGCCCGGTGGCTGCCGGCAGGCGGCATCGTCCCGGCCGGGCCGGTGGTCGCCGAAACCCCTGTCTCCATCGAATTCGGCCGCACCGTGCGCGAGCGCGTGCGGGCCGTCCTGCGCTTCTGAGGAGCGACCATGTCCCACGAGCATCCTTCCGGTGTCCCCGGCGCCTACGACAGGTCGGCGGACCATCCCGATTGGGCGCGCGTGGTCATGCGCGAGGACCGCATCGCCCAGGCGGCGGAGATCAACGAGATCCAGTCGCTCGGCGAGCGCCGCGTGCGCCGCATCGGCAACCTCATCGCCAAGGACGGGGACCGCCAGGAGGGGGCCGATATCATCGTCGATACCGAGGCCGGCACCGTCTCGCTCACCGCCGGCCGCATCTACGTCGCCGGCGATGTGCGTCCCGTCGAGGCGGCGGTGCTGACCGACGTGCCGATGACCGGCGAGGTGCGCGTCGGCGTGCGCCTGATTGGCACGGTTGTCACCGAGGACGATGAGCCGTCGCTGGTCGGCCTGCATCCGGGCACCGAGGGCGAGGGCGAGCCCGGCGCCGCGCGCGTCGCCGAGCACCTCGTGTGGGCGCTTGCCGATGACGAGCAGCCCGGCGAATTCATCTCGGTCTACGTGCTGCGCGACGGCACCGTCATCGACCAGATGCCGCCGCCGGCGCTCACCGGCGTCATCCAGCAGATCGCCCGCTACGACTACGACGCCCTCGGGCACTACATCGTCGACGGCTGCGAGGTGACGCCGCTCGGCCGCATCGGCACGGATCAGGTCTATTCGATCGCGGCCGGCACGGCCAACATCAGCGGCTTCAAGCGGATCAGGGAGACGGCGCTGCGCTATGCCGTGCCCGAGGATCCCGACCTCGAGCCGATCGCGGCCGAGCCGCACACATTCACCGGCCCGACCGGCGGCTCTTCCATCGTCGCAGTCTCCCGCCCGCCGATCGCGGCCGTCACCTCGGCCATCGTCGTCAAGCGCGTCACGGAGACGCTCGTGCGTGGTCCGGTGGCCGGTGGCACGGATGCGTTGCAATTCCCGGCGGTCGTAGAGATCGAGAGCATCGTGCAGGGTGGCACGACCTTCGCACCGTCCACCTATGCCCTTGCCGGCGATGGCGTCTCCTGGGCGCCCGGCGGCGCCGAGCCCGCGGCGGGATCGTCCTATCAGGTCACGTACCTCTACAACGTCGCCGTGGTGCCGGACAACGTGACCGACCGCGAGGTGACCGTCTCGGGCGGCGTGCAGGGCCGGCCGGTGCTCGTCTCCTACACGTCCAAGGTGCCGCGGATCGACCTGATCTGCATGGATATCATGGGCCGGGCGGCCTATGTGCGCGGCATCAGCGCCCGCAACGGCGGCCTGCCGCCCATCGCGCCGACGTCGTTGCTCAAGCTCGCCGAGGTGCACCACACCTGGTTCGGCGCGCCGACCGTCATCAACAACGGCACGCGCAACTACACTTTCGACCAGCAGCGGCGCCTGTTCGGCCGGCTGATCGACGTGCTGGAGACATTCGACCGCTCCGAGGCCGAGCGCGATATCCTTGCCCGCGAGCCGGTCGCCAAGCGCGGCATCTTCACGGACGCGTTCGTCGACGACAGCTACCGCGACCAGGGCGCCGTGCAGACGGCCGCGATCAACCGCGGCGTGCTGCAGCTCGCCATCGACAATGTGCTCATGCAGCGCGCCGGCTCGGCCATCGAGACGCTGCCGTGGGCAGAGGAGGTTGTCGTCAGCCAGCCGCTGCGCACCTCGTCGATGAAGATCAATCCGTACATGAACTTCACGGCCATGCCGGCGGCGCTCGTGCTGGAGCCGGCGGCGGATTTTTGGACGGAAGTGCAGACGCAGTGGACCTCGCCAGTAACGCGGGAGTTTACCGCAGCACCGGACACGCCGCCCGGCTCCACCACCATCAACGAGGTGGTGGAGATCCAGCGCAAGCAAGCCGAGTTCCTGCGCCAGATCCCCATCCAGGCGACGATCGAAGGTTTCACGCCCAACGAGAACCTGTCGAAACTCACCTTCGACGGGGTCGACGTGAAGCCGCCCGGCACGCAGACGACCGGCCCGGACGGGCGGCTCATCGTCTCGTTCTCGATCCCGGCCAACATGCCGGCCGGTCGTCGCCTGGTGCGGGCAGAGGGCGCCGCCGGCGGCTTCGCTCAGGCGATTTTCGTCGGCGAGGGCACGGTCGACGTCAACACCATGCGCCGCGTCACCCTGGTGACGCGTGCGGCCCCGGATCCGGTGCAGATCACCAACATCACCGTGGTCAACCAGATCACCAACGTGGTCGTCAATCCACCGGTCAATCAAGGGTCGGGCCCGAACGAAGGCAGTGGTGAGGGGGGCTCGTCGGATCCGCTTGCGCAGCCCTTTACCCTGCCCGAGCCGCGTATGCTCGCCGGCGTCAACTTCCGGTTCACCGCCATCGGCAACCGCGCCAACGGCGTACGCGTGCAGCTCTCCACGGTCCTCAACGGCTATCCGACCAACGAGGTGCTCGCGGAGGCATTCGTCAACATGCAGACGGTCGAGGTGGGCCAGCTGGTGGAAGCGCGCTGGCGCACGCCGGTATACCTGCCGGCCGACCGCCAGTATTGCTTTGTCGTCCTGACGGCCGACGCGGAGCATGCCGTGGCGATTGCCCGCCTCGGCGACGTCGATCCCGTCACCCAGCAGCGCGTCTCGTCGCATCCGTACACCGTCGCGCCGCTGTTCTCGTCCGTTAACCGCCTTGCCTGGACGGCGCACCAGGACACGGCCATGCACTTCGAGCTGGTCGCGGCGAGGTTCACCGCCACGAGCCGCACCATCGACCTGTGGACCGGTGCATTCAGCCAGATCAGCGACGTCCTGGTGCGCGGCACGGTCGACATCCCGAGCGACGCCGCCCAGGCCCGCTACGAGCTCGTCTCTGGCTCGACCGTGATCGCGCTCGCGCCGGGGCAGGGGGTGGCGTTCAGCGAGTTCGTGAGCGGTCCGGTCACGCTCCGGGCCGTCCTGACCGGCACGGCCAAGGTAGCGCCGATCCTCTATCCGGGCACGACGCTCGTCGGCGGGCGCATCCGCACCTCCGGCACCTACATCACCCGCGCATTTGACATGGGCAATGCGGTGCGGGTCGCGGCCCTCTTCGCGGCGCGGCTGCCGGCCGGCTCGGCAGTCGCGGTCCACGTCGACGGCACCGATAACAGCTGGCAGCCGCTCTCGGCCGCCGGGAGCGGCGTGCTCGGCGGCGGCTGGACCGAGCCTCGCTACGAGCGGACGAACGTCACCGCGCTGCGGGGTCGCGTCCGCATCACGCTGACAGGCGGCCCCGGCGCCCGCCCGTCCATCGCCCGCCTGCGCGCCTATTCGGTCTGAGGGTCACATGGCAGACGTCATCGACAACCGCACGCAGAGCCGCAACTACGCCCTGCCGCACCAGAGCAACAAGCTCCGGGATGATGTGGTGCGGCTCATCGAGGCGCTGTCGCAGATCGACGGCGATGTCGGCGCGCTTGTGGCGGCCGTGGCCGGCAAGGCTCCGATGGGGCACGAGCACCAGATCGAGCACATCGTCGGCCTCGTGACGGCGTTGCAGGGCAAGGCGGCCGCCAATCACACGCACCAACTCGGCGCCCTGGAGGGGGTTGACCTCCAACAGGCCGCCAACGGCATGTTCCTCAAGCTGGCGGCCGGCGTGTGGGTGCCATCCTACATCGCCGCCGGCGACATCCGCTCCGGCACCATCGAGGACGCGCGGTTTCCGAGCCACCTGCAAGCGGCCAATGTGCAGGCCATCATCAATGGGCTTGCCGGCAAGCTCGATGTCGCCGGCGGCGCGATCGCCGGCAATCTGACAGTCGGACAGGCGCTGACCTATGGCCGGAACACGCGTCTTCCGGACAACACCGGCCTGAACACGATAACCGTGCCCGGCTGGTATGATGGCCAACTCCTGGATGACGCGCCGCTGCCTGCGGCCAGCGGACGCTGGTGGCACCTTGAGGTTCTCCGGTTCTCAACGTCCGATCAGTACGTGCTTCAGCGTGCGACGGCACTCAATAACAATGGGGGCAGCTGGCTCCGCCTGCGGATCAATGGAACCTGGCAGCCGTGGCGCCAGATCTGGGACGCTCAGACGTTCGACCCGGCATCCAAGCTCAACCTTTCCGGCGGCAACCTGACCGGCCCGCTGATGGCCATCGACCGGCTGGTCGCCCAGGCAACAGCCAACGGCAACGCGCATGTCTGGCTACGCAATCCCGACGGCAAGAACCGCGGCCTGCTGTACTGGGATCGGAATTCCGGCGCCCTTGCGTTGAGGGTCTATGTCGACGACGGCAACGGCAACGATGTGATCGCCGGCACCCTGTCGCTTCGTGTCGACGGCACAATCGACTTCAATGGCAATGCGGTTTGGCATGCCGGCGACAAGGCGACAGCGGCACAGTTCCGCGCGGGCACGGCCAACACGGTGCTGACCTCGGACGGCGTCTGGGCGGCGGCCGGATATGTTGGCCTGTCCGGCGCAGCGGGCTCGACCCTCGCGGCGGGCACCTACGCGCCCAACTTCGGCGCCGGCCTCAACTTCCACAATGTCGTCGCCGGCAACATCACGATCGGC